TTTGGAGTAGAATCGCGTGGCCACTCTGGAAAGCATCGAAGTCAAACTCGGCGATCTGGCGCAGGACATTCAGGAGATCAAGGTACTGTTGCGCAACCAGAATGGCCGCGTGCGTGAAAATGAGCAGGCCATTGCGCGGTTGCAGGAGCGCGAGCAGGCCCGCACGGCAGGGCTCGTGGGCCTGCAATTGATACTGGCGGCAATTGCGGCCTGGCTTGGCGTTAGTAGGTGAGTGGCATTTGACAACTACAAAATCGAATTGGGCGAAGGTGTCAATTAGCTAATGGCAAAGCAGAAGCTGACATGCGACGAGATAATAGCTGCCGTCAAGAAGGCAAAGGGCAATCTATCATCTGCCGCACAGTCGCTTGGTGTTACCAGGCAAACCCTCTATAACTATCGCAACCGCTACTCTACAGTACGTGACGCTATCGACGAGCAACGCGAAACTATGCTCGACAACGCAGAATCCGTGCTTTACGACGCAGTACTTGCTGGCGAGGCATGGGCCGTGTGCTTTTTCCTGAAAACACAGGGTAAGAAACGCGGCTACATCGAGCGTCTCCAGCAGGAGTCGACTGGCGAGATCACGGTGAGGGTAGTACGTGACAGCAAGCACGCGCACTGAGTACACTGTCTACCTGCCCGAGCCACACGAGCTACAGGCCGAGATTGAGACGCACCCGGCCAAGCGTAAAGTGGTGTGCGCCGGCCGCCGTGCCGGCAAGACAACGCTTGCAGCGCTGGTTGGTGTCGAACGAATGCTAGATGGCAGGCGTGTCCTGTTGGCAAGCACGACACAAGACCAGGCAGACGCATTCTGGGACAAGGTGAAGGTTTGGCTTGCTGACCTCATCGCCGACGGTCTCGTGTACAAGAACGAAGCACGGCGGATATTGCAATTTGGCTCGGGCCGTATCCGAGTCAAGACTGGGCGTGATGCCGATGTGCTTCGCGGCGACTACGCTGATTTTCTTGTCCTAGACGAGTGTGCGTTGCTCGATCCCGATGCCTGGGATAAGGTGGGCGCGCCGATGCTTTTGGACAACGACGGCGATGCCATGTTTATCAGTACACCGCGACGCCGCAACTGGTTCTACAAGCTGTTTCTGCGTGGCGAGCAGGATGGCGAGTACTGGCACTCGTGGCATTTCACGAGTTTTGCTAACCCGCACCTTGACCAGCGGGCCCTGGAGGATCTCATAGCGAATATGAGCGACGAAGCGTACCGCCAGGAGATTCTGGCCGAATTCTTGGAAGGCCAGGGTCAGGTGTTCCGCAACATTCGTGCGTGCACCAATGCGCCGCCAGGCGCCAAGCCTGAGGGCCACCTTGGGCATCGTATCGTCTTTGGCGTGGACTGGGCGAAGGCGCAGGACTGGACGGTGATAAGCGTGTTTTGCGTCGATTGTGGCTGTGAGCTCCAGTTGGAGCGTTTCAACCAGATTGACTATGTCGTCCAGTCGATGCGTCTGAAGGACCTGGCGAAGTGGTGGAAGCCAGCCGTCATCCTTGCCGAGAGCAATGCGATGGGCCAGCCGTTGATCGACGCCTTGAGCTATGAGGGCTTGCCTGTCCAGGGATTCGAGACTACAGCGACTAGCAAACCGCAGCTTATCGAGAGTCTGAGGCTGGCGCTGGAGCGTGCTGAGGCGCAGTGGCTCGACATACCCGTAGCTACTAGTGAGCTGGAAGCATACGAGCAGAAAGTCAGCCCGACCACGGGCAGGAGCACGTATAGTGCCCCTGAGGGTATGCACGACGACACTGTGATCGCTCGGGCGTTGGCCTTGCGGGCAGCGTTGACGCCCGCCTCGCATGAATTGGTGTCGGTGGTATGATTGACGATATTCTCTGGATCACTGGAGCTGTAGTCATAGCGTTCGGGCTTGGCATGATTTACCTGCCACTCGGTGTGATAGCTGGTGGTCTTATCTTGATAGCACTCGGGGTCATTCTCGGGTATCGTAAGGCGATGAACAATGAGCCTCATCAGTAGCTTATTTGCAGTAAGAGCAGCGCCGAGGAAATATCCTTCGTGGATGTTGCGTGCGGCGACATCGGAGCGTCATTCGTTGCCCAGCCTGGACACTGTCACGAACCAGGAGCAACTGTACCAGCGCCTATCCTGGGTGCACATTGCAGTCAGCACGATAGCCGAAGCCGCAGCGTTGCAGCAGCTGAATGTCAAGAAGATGGTCGGTGAAGATACCAAAGACATTCCCAACCATCCCTTCGAGCAACTCTTGCGCCGCCCCTCGCCCCTCTATTCTCGCTACATGCTCCTGTATGCGACATTCGCTTACCTCACATTGACCGGCAACGCCTACTGGTGGCTCAACAAGCCCAATGCGGATTCGCCGCCCGATGAGATTTGGATAATCCCGAGCCACCAGATCGAGCCGGTCCCCGACGGCCGTATGTACATCAAACACTACGAATACCGTCCAGGCGGGTTCCAGCGAGCCGTCGAGTTGCCGACGCACGAAATCGTACACTTCAAGCAGTTCCATCCGCGGAGCAGTTTCGTGGGTTTGAGCCGAATCGAGCCTTTGGCTCAGGTGGCGAAGGCCGACCTGGCGATGCAGGAATGGAACCGCGAATTTTTCGCCGAGAATCACGCGAAAGTCCCTGGGGCGCTGGCCTTTGCAGACATGATCCCCGATTCGCTCTGGGAGCGGCTCAAAGCAGACCTGCGGCGCGAGCACGGCGGCACGAAGCGCAACCTGATGATGCTGCGCGGTGTCGGCCAGGGCGGCGTGCAGTGGATCGCCACCAACATGAATCACGACGACATGGAATTCTTGCAAGGGCGTCAGTTCAACAAAGAGGAGATACTGGCAACGTTCGGCATTCCGCCTGGGATGTTGGACAAAAATGCCACGGAGGCGAATGCCCAGGTGGCCAAGGCTGCGTTTGCCGAATACACGCTTTGGCCCGCCCTCGTGAACGTGGCGGAGACAATCAGCAACGATGTTCTGCCGTTGTACGGCGAGAACCTGATTGCTGAGTTCGACGATCCGCGCAAGTCTGACCGATTGGTGGATTTACAGGAGCTTCAGGAATATGCGCGGTATCACACGATCGACGAGGTGCGAGCTGAGCACTATGGGCACGATCCGTTAGGCGATGAGCGTGGCCGGATGTTGGCCGCGCAGATTGGGCCGCAGTCGCCGTTGCCGGCGGCGGCACCTTCCGAGCCATCTGAGGCGACTGAGGAAGAGCCAGTTGCCGAGGGCGAAGACGCCGAGCCCAAGGCGGTGGTGTTGGAGTTCGACGCCGCCAAGGCCGAGTTGAGGCGCTGGCGTGCCAAAGCGAAGAAGCGGGGTAAGCCTGCCGATTGGGAGCCCGAGGTGCTCCCGCAGCCCTTTCGTGCAGGGCGTGCGACTGGCTCAGGAGCTGTATGATGACCCAGCCGACGCATTCCGGTGGCTCAAAGCTATCGAGGACAGCCGAAGCGAAGCCGAGGACGATATGCGTGAAGCCTTGGAGGCGCTTTTTGCGAAGTGGCGATCCAGGTTCGCTCGGGCCATTGCGGCTGGCGAGCCTCCGCCGTTCGACGAGTTCAGCGAAGAGTTGGCGCGCATCATGGGGTTGAGGGTGAGCCAGGTCATGACCGATGAGGTCCTACGGCACGGGATGAGTGTTGGCGTCGAGTTCGATCCGGCACTCATAAACGAAGCTGCACTCAATTGGGCCCGCACCTATACGTATGACCTCATGCGCGGGCGAGAGAAACCGGACGGCACTCGCGAGCCCGGGCTTGATGCGACTACTCGCAAGCAAGTGCAGCAGATCATGGCAACCTGGCAGGAGCGGCCAGGGATGACCCGCGGCGAGCTGGAAGCGATGCTTGAGCCGGCGTTTGGGCCGAACCGTGCGAGCATGATTGCGGTTACCGAGGTGACTCGGGCCAGCAGCGCGGCGACCAGGCATTACCAGCAGCAGGTCGCCGAAGCTGGGATCACGATGCAACGCTACTGGTATACGCTGCGGGATGAGCGAGTGTGCCCGATTTGCGGGCCGCTCCACGGCAAGCCCGAAACCGAGTGGGCTGATAAGTTCCCTGAGGGCCCGCCGGCTCACGTCAACTGCCGGTGCAGTACGACGTTGAGGTTGGTGCAGTGATTACGATCGAGGTGCGGGGTCTTGATGCTTTAGAACGTAAACTGAAGCGACCTCTAACGCCGGAGCTGCGAGGCTTCACCCAAGCTGTTGGCGAGATGATTCGGTCGGAGCTGGCGCCGTACCCGCCAGCCAGCGAGGCCAATGTCCCGAACGACCGTGGCCGTTGGTATGAGCGGGGGTTCGGGCCACGGTGGTTCCGTAAAGACGGTTCTGTCGGCGGGCGCAAGACTTCCGAGATGCTGAACCGCCAGTGGGGCGGCGTGAGGCATGGTAGAATTGGGTATCGGATATTCAACCGCGCTAGCTATGCGCAGTGGGTGCATAGCCACGAGATGCAAAACTGGTGGCACCGATTGCGCGGCTGGATGACCGACCGCAAGGCTGTTGACATAGTGGCACGCCGAGGTGATATTGAGCGGGCATGGGCGCAGATGTTGCGCAAGTGGTGGCGATGATGCAGCACATTTGGTTCTGGTTGTTGTATAATGTCTTTGGGTATCGTTCTGTGATAAGAGAACGTCTGGCGTATTATGTTGAGGTAGGAAGATGCCGTACCTAGTTCAGAAACGAAATGACGAATATTGCGTGTACAAGCAGGGTGCTGATGGCGAGGCGGCCGGCGATCCGCTAGGCTGTCACCCGACTAGGGATGAGGCCGAGAAGCAAATGGCGGCACTTTACGCGAACGAACCCGAGGCTCAGAAGGCCGCCGTGCGCAAGAAAGAGGCTGACGGGCTGCATCCGGCCAGCCATTACCTCGTGGTAGAGGACCCTGAAAAG